TAATCCTTGCGATCAATGCGGCTAGTGAGAATGTTCATAAGTTCACACGTAGGGCTCCAGCGAACTGGATGGTTATAAGTCCAGAAGTCGCAAGCTTAGTAGACTCTCTTCCGTTTTTCCAGTCTGTGGATGCTTCTCAGTATACATATACGGGAACAATAGTGAAGATTGGTACGCTGAAATCGAAATGGACGGTTTATAAAGACCCGTTCCACCCGACAGCTACAGCTATTAACCCTAACACTTCTTTGAGCGAAACGGCTCACCAGATTCTGTTAGGTTATCAGGGCCCTAGTTTCTTAGACACTGGTTATGTGTATGCTCCGTATATACCTCTGCAGGTAACTCCTACTTTCATGGATCCTGCGGATATGACCTTTAGAAAAGGTATCCGTACTCGTTACGGCAAGAAACTGGTAAGACCGGAGTTCTACGCGCTTACAAGGATTTTTAACACGGTCTCGTTGTAAAAGTAAACATAATTTGTGCGGGCGTCTGTATATGACGCTCGCATATTTTTATAATATGAAAAAGTGTACTAAATGTAATGAAACTAAAGCTTTGACAGAGTTTAGCCCGCACAAATTTGGAACGCTGGGAGTCAGAGCTAAATGTAAAAAATGTTATAACATTTGGGCACGTCAGTATTACTGGGCAGACGCACGTCGATCATGGGTTATTACGTGTTTATCTAATCACAGACGAAAAAACAAGTATAGTATACAACTTTCATATAAAGAATTGCTAGATTTCGTATGTAATGTGGATACTTGTTCTTTTTGTAATGTTTCTCTATTGTGGGAAAAGAAAGACGGAAATAAAGTATTAAATGATCGGAGTCCGACACTAGATCGAATAGATAACGAAAATATTATAACAAAGGACAATATTCAAATTATTTGTTTTAGGTGTAATAGAACTAAAGGCAATAGAACTATGGACGAATTTGTAAAATATTGCCAAAATATTGTAAATCAGTACGATTGTGCTGAAGACTATTATTTAGATTCTGTGGGCGTAAATACTTGTGTATAATCGTAGCTACTTAAAATGACTTATGAATCTAACTGTAAAGGACGTTATTCGCGATATAGCTAATAATTTAGCAGAAATACGGTTAGTTGTTAGAGAATCTGAATCTGAATTAGACGATAGGCTAGTAAGCACAGCAAAGCCAGTAGACCCGAATTATTCACCTGACGCACAAACGTCAGTACCCGAACAAGGACAAGAACCTACCCAAGAACCGGCGCAAGAGCCTAAACAAGCAGCCCCTGCCAAAACAGAAGACTTGAATGTAACTACTAATTCTTTTGCTACGTATTTACAATCCAGTCTTATATATGAGAGCGGCGAGAAAGGAATTTCTGAAGAGACGGCTCGCGTCGGCTGGAAAATAGAGTGGGACCAAAAGAAATGGGGAATCAAAAAAGGTAATTTAAAAATAGACGAAGTCTACATGGAAATTAAAGTAGACAAGCTGGAAGGGGCGGAATTTAGATCCATTCATTTAGCGACTAAGCCTGATTTAATGCGGGAAGTGGGCGACTTGAATAATTACCAAGTAGTGACTGAAATTACCCATAATAAAGACATGCAGTTGTTAGTAACAGGTTTGGAAATAGACGAAGTAAATAAGAAAATAAAAGTATTTTTTAATTAATTTATACACATATGGAGAACTAATTGTGCCATTTGCAAATAATACAGAGCTTGCAAATTATATAGCCAGAACTCTTGGTAAAGGCAGGGTTGCCGTTGAATTAACTTGTGACCAATTCAACGACTCAATAGCGGACGCCCAGAGGTGGTTTATTGCTAACTGGGGGCTAACTAAAGAAATATTAATTAATTTATTACCGGAACAAAATGAAATTCTTATGCCTGTTGACGTAGCAGACGTTATAAATGTTTATGTTGAACAGGTGAGAATACCGCCGTTAATATTCGATCGAGAATTTCCTTTTTATTTTCCGTTTCCTTTAAGGGCCGAAGGTGGTATAGTATTCAGTTATCCGACAGGCTTATACAGTTCTTTAGTTCAACAGCTTCAATGGATTGAACAATTAAAGAGAGTATTTGGCGCCGATATTTCTTTTGAGTATATACCTGAGCTTAGAAAATTAAGAATATATCCAGTTCCATTTGTTTCAAAAAAAGCTTTAATACAATATCAGACAAACACTTTTGCTATATCAGAATTAGCATTATTTCCGGCAGCAGAAGACGTTTTTGTTCGGTACAGTACGGCTAAAGCTAAATACAGACTGGGAACTATTAGAGGGAAATTTAGCGCTTTTCCGGGCGCAGTTTCAGATTATATGCTTAATGGGCCTCAATTGATAGAAGAAGCAAAACAAGAACTCGAAGAATTAAATACAGAGGTTCGCGAAAGAAATTTAGGTTCTGTAGGGTTTTTATCGGAATAAAAATGCCGAAATACTATAATAAGCAAGATCACAATAAATGGATAGATTTATATAAGGACGGACTAACTTCACATGAAATAGCAACTAAAGTTTGTGCCGATCCCTCTACTATTCAAGATTTATTGAAACGGGTTGGTTGTATAAGAACTAATGCCGAAGCTCAGCAATTAGCGTGGAAAAAGGGAAAATATATAAACAGTAAGAAAATAAAATATACTTATAAAGTTAATTTTTTTAATAAACTTAATAAATATTCGGCTTGGGTTTTGGGATTAATTTACTCAGATGGCCATGTAGATAAGAATAAAATATCTGTTTATTTAGATAACAATACAGCAAATAAAGTAAGTAATTTATTAGGTGGTACTGTTCGTAAATTAAAAAGTAATTGCTACGAAGCTACAATTAACAGCAGAGTATTAACACAAAAGCTTTCTAAAACATATAATTTAGAAGGGAATAAAGCTCGAAATATGGAATTTCCCGATATTCCTAACCAATTTTTAAACCATTTTGTGCGCGGCCTTTGGGACGGTGACGGCTGTATCTCAATAACAGGAAATAGGTGGCACAACACAAATATTATAAGCAGTTATGTAAGCGGCTCTAAGAAGTTTGTAGTGGCGTTATCCTCTGTTCTAAATACGTTAAATATTATTGAAGGCGGTTATGTGAATCAGAGGCGACAAAATAAGATATATAATGGATATGTTTTAAATAATTGTTATTGGACATTACAACTAAGCAAATTAAACACAATTAAATTATGTGAATGGTTATATAAACAAGCTACTGATGATATTAGACGAACAGTTAATTATAAAAAATGGATTTGGTTTCGTAACAATGTTGTGAATAAACAACATAGTTTTAAATTTTCACCTCTTGTTAAAGAGGAAATACAGGGATTCTTATCAGAATAATTTATAAGGAGTAAATATGTCAGACAAAGACTTTAATGAAGTTATGCGCGAACTTGAAAAAGCAGTAGAAGGACCGAAAGGTATTCTTCAAGAAGAGACAAGCGCACAAGCAGATATTAATCCGGGGCAGTTTACCTACCCCGATTTAAATACGGCTTATGGGTACGCTTTAAAAGTTCTACCTCACCAACTCGAATTATTAATGAATAAAGCAACAGCAGACGAGTTAAAACAATATAAAACATATATAACAACTATACAAGCAGCAGAAAAGACATTGGATAAACTTATTGAAGCCTACGACGGCTTTAGAGACTTGGTAAAAGAATCAGATTATTCTGTTGAGGCAAGAGACATCGAAAGAATAATGACTTTCTTAAGGGATTCGGCTATGTTTTTACAGTTCTATACTCAGAACGGCTTTGAAAAACACAAGGAAGACGACGAGGATTAAATGGCAAAAAAACTGTCTGATATTATTACTGAAGCTATAGAGGAAAATACTTCAGCAGACGGTCGTCTACTAGTGTCTGCTGAGTATATTACCGCTAAGGTATTACAAGAAATAGAAAACTCTGATACAATAGAAGACTCTCCCGAATTTGCTCTACCTGCGTTAGATTCTATTCGCGATAAAATAGACGAACGAATTCCATTAATAAAAGAAATGCTTAATAAATTAGCAGACGCCGATCAAACAGAAATTGCTGAAATGGTGGGTTTAATAAACCAAGGCAACGAAAACTCAGCTGACTATTGGCGCACTATCGGAGAGAAATTAGAAGCTATAGCAGAAAGCGACGAAGAGAAAGAAACAGCAACGCTGTTGTCTTATTTCGGAGACGCTTTAGATTTTGTTAACGAGACGACTTCATTAACATTGGATTCTTTATATGGCGAAAACGAAGAAGACGACGAAGAACCGGAAGGAGAAAAAGGCTTTCCTAAATTGTCTGTTCCTATAACGAAACAAGTTATTAAAGTTGTAAATGGAACCGGAATTTAATGTATGGTAGATAATAACGATATACCATGTATTCCTACGCCTTCATGCGAGGACATAAGCAATAGTCCAGGTAATTTTCAGGGTCAATTCTTGTCTGACCTTGATTTTAGCCTTATTAAGGGCGTGGCACAAGAGCTTACAGAGCTGGTAGCACCGCTTGTAGAATATATTATTTTAGATAAGCAAGCTACAAAAATAGACGACGTTTATAACGAAGCGAAACCTAATTGGGTTTTTAAGCAGAAACTTCCTATGCGTGTCTTTATTAAAATAACCGAACCAAAAATATTAGAAGTTAATGACAGAGGTAGATTAGTTGAACATAGAGGCCAAGCGTCGTTTCCGATAAAAACTTTAGACGAAGTAGGAATAAGGCCGCAAGAAGGCGACATTGTAAGAACTTTTCACCCAGAGACAAAAGGAATAACTGATTGGTTTATTAGCTTAAGCCTTCCGGCTGGATTTTTCGGAGATAACGGTAATACAGCAATGTTTATTTGTGACATAATAAGACGCGAATGGCTGGCCCCGGAAAATGCGAAGAGTCGTCTTCCCAGTTAGAAAGGAATATATGTGACCGAAAGATATGGAAAAAGCTAAGGTTAGCGATATAGTTGGTTATAGTCTTTTAGATATGTTAAGAAGCCTTGAGGAAATTTTAGGCGGGCCTATGTTCCCTTCTAGAAGAAGTTATGGTCCTCCTCCAGAAGGTAATGAACCTGAAGAAGAACCAGAGGAAAAAGAAGAAAAACCTGAGGAAGAGTCTGAAGAAGAAACCCCAGAAGACGAAGAAGAGGAAAAAGAAAAAGAGGACGAAGAAGGAAAGAAAGAAGAAAATCAAGGGGAATTTCCTGAATTCGTAGCTATGGCTCGACCAATACAAAAGGAAAAAACTAAACCAATAGGTTTTAAAAAAATGCCTGGTTACCCGCAGAAACAATTTACAGTAAATTATGGTCACTATACTATGTCTAAAGAATATAGAGGTCTAGTGTCTTTAAAAGAGGACTTTAGAAATTTAGGTATAAAATGAAAGTAAAAATAAAGCCAGACAAGACAACCAAAGAAATATTTAAAATGTTTAAAAACACATTGAAAGACAGAATGTCGGCTTTTACATGGATTATTGCCCGGGAAATGGCGAAAAGTTTTAAAGACAAAGTAGCAGAAAACATTCCTACAGACGCCGCTTGGCAGAATAAATACAGAGAGTCTTTATATACTTCAGACATAGAACGCAAAGACAGAGCGGCCGCATTTGTCGGTGTTAAGAAAATACGAGGAAGCAGTTTAGTAGACCCTGCAACATTTGTTGTTTATTTTATAGAACCGCCGAAAGACGTTATAGCAGGCGCATTAGCTGAAGTAGGAGCCGCTTCGTTTAGATATAAAAGAGGCGCCGGTAAAATTTTAGCAAAAAAATATACAAGACATAATAGTTTGCGTTTAATTCTTTCTCAGTTTAGCCCGTGGGCAGTCAGCGAATTACCGGGAATAATAGGCGGATATCCAAGAACTATACCTTTAAAATTTAAATATGTTGGAGAAGCTGGCGTAAAAGCAGCGAGGGATAAGAATCAGCAAGACGAACGAGACAATAAAATCAAGTCATGGATTCAAAATATAGGTTATACAATAGGTCGTAGAACGTTTCCTAATTTAGGCGGCAAAGTAGCTATTGATATAGGTAAATCGGTCATGGCGTTAGAGTTTGGTCTTACCGGCGTAACACCTAAAAAAGCGCATTGGACTCCCGCTTATAAATGGTTAATAAGTTCAGGTTTTTCAGATATAGTACATAGTGATAAAGTAGTTTCGGCTTTAGAAGACTTTACCAATCCGGTTTATAAACCTTGGCGTCGAATAGGTAAAGCAAAAAAAGGTGTTAAAATAATGAATGCCGTAAGGGCGGTTCCGTTTATGGACGCAGTACGAAAAGGTTCGGGAGGAATGATTCGTGCCGATTAGAGCCACACATTTTCAGCGCAATGGGTCTATATTTGTTAAAAACTTTGACGAAGGAATATTTCGAAGTTTAGGCACTTTTGTTGATACGTCGCGAACTCGAGACATTCCTGTCAGATTATTAACTATTAAAGACGCAGAATTTCAAACAGGTTTTGACGAAGAACATAATGTTCCTGTTGTTACCGACACAATACCAGTTGTTTTTAATACACCCGAAAGCGTTTTTAGCGCTTTAATTTTACCTATGGCTGTAATAAGACGAGATACTATAACGCCAGATTTAGCGCGTTGGCACCCCGAGTCTTATGAATACCAAGTTCCAGCGGCTGGTTCAAAAGTTGTTAATATACCTGATACAGTACCGGTCGAACAAGGAGCTGCGTTTTTAGAAAGAAAAGTTCGTTCGTGGCCTGTAGATATTACTTATACTATTGAAATTGTTGCCCGATACAGAGACGACGCAAATATTGTTCTGAGGAAAGTCTTGACTACTTTTCAACCATATAGTAATATTACAGTATTAGATAGTCTAAAAGAAGTAAGGACATATCTGGCCGTTAATGAAGGCTGGAATGATTTAACCGAACTATTAGATATAGTGGGGAGAGTCGTGGGATACAGCGTAAGCATATTGGTGGAAGGGGAACTAGACCTCAACGATCCAGAGACATTAAAAACGGTCGAAAAGTTTGAATTCGAGACTATTATTAAAATTTAGTTATGGTAGAATTAAAAGTAACACAAACAGCAATTAACAACGAACTTAAAAACGGCTTGTGCTATGTCTGTGCTAATTGTAATGAGTGGTATGAGGGTAAAGCAAACGGCTTAGATAATTGCGGTAAAATCGAATGCGGCTCGCCAATGCGTAGAAAAAACTTCCCGTTGTACAATGGCCCGCTTACAGAACATTTAAATAAGGTTTGTTTGTTTTGCGGTAATCAGCAAGTCTTTGCGTTTATTAAAGTTACAGGCGACGCAAATGAAACAGGCGTATGCCAAAAACACTTAACAAAAGTGGACGAATATATAAATAGTGGAGACGCTAAAAAAGATATTTTTATTCTTCCTAACCAGGCGTATGTGTTAGATGAGTTTAGGAATACTAAAGATATTTTATAGAGTATTTATGCAAACAAAAATTAAAAACATTTCTAACGAACCGGTTTGTGTGAAAGACCCGGAAACTGGAGAAGTTTATTGCCTTCTATCAAACTCGATTTTATCCGCTAACTCCGATTGGCCTGCGGTAAGAAATTTATTAATTGAGCATAAAGTAGTAATATTGGATTAGAGAAGAATAATTTAGGGGGAAACAGATATGTCCGAATTCACGAGACCCGGAATTTTCGTAAAAGAAACACCGCCTAAAGTTGAATTACCTGTCGCTTCGCCTTCTGGGGCAGCGTTTATAGGATTCACAAAAAAAGGTGTTGCAAATAAAGCCACTAAAGTAGAAAGCTTCGATCAATTTTCTCAGAGTTTTGGTACATTTAGTGCGTCTGATTCTGTGAAAAGTTTAATGCCTTTAGCATTAGAAGGCTTTTTCCGAAGTGGCGGTCAAATAGCGCAGATAGTTCGAGTGACGCCTAGCGGCGCTATAAAAGCAAGAGGCCGTTATGTGGGTAGTAATATAACGTTACAAACTGTATTTAACGGTAGTAGCGCTACACCAATTAATGGAACAAACAAAGTATTTAGCGGTATAATAGCTAATGCTCCGATAGTTCCTACACCTTTCGTAGGGTCTTCGAACCAAGCGTTTCGAATTAAAGCAACAGTAGCGACAGTTCTTCAAACAATAGAAGACACAGACGGCGACGGGTTTTTAACACACGCTTCGTTAAATCCGAACGCAATAAATTTTGTTAATTACGATACAGGTCAAGTTGATTTAACTTTTTTAACAGCGCCAGACGTGATTTCATTAACCGGTACATATACGTTTACAAATGGAAATGTAACTGTAACAGGTGGGGCAGGTACTTTAATAGCAGAAGCGACCGCCGCAATAGGCAACTCAATTAAATTGACTGCAGATGGAGTGGCCTTTTTTACGAAAGTGTTATCAGTTACAGGAGCAGACGGCGCTATTATCATTACTTTAGCTTCTGCTTATGGGGGCGTGGGTGGGACAGGTGTAGCACAGCGAACTACAGTTATTACAGCCGATTTTACAAGAACACGTTGGGGCTATACAGCAGATAGTGAAGGTGTGTGGGGGAACAACACTAAAGTAACAAATCAAGGTAGTCCTAATTTTAGGCGCCAAGAACGAAATGGCGCATTTACAGATACGATTTTAATAGCACCAAGTATTGCTGAACCTGACGGAACAGCAACAACTTTTACGTTTCAAGTAACAAACTTACCGGTTATTAAAGAGTCTTTAACTATTACGGCGGGCAATGTAGTAGGTTCTGACGACGGCGCGGGCGCTATAACTGGAACGGGTATAACTTCTGGCAGTATTAATTATACGACCGGAGCTGGTTCTATTACATATACAGCAGCGCCACCAACCGGAACGAAAATAAGGGTTCATTTAAGCGGCTTTAGCAGGCACGACGTTTTAATCAGCGAAAAAGACGCAGCAGGAAATTTCTTGGTACAAGAAGTTTTTGACGCTTTAGATATGGTAAATACTGCAGACGCTGATTTTATTACGAACGTAATAAATGATCCGACGACAGGTTCTGCATTTGTTGATTTACAGTCGGGACAAGGTGGCGTATTAGCTGAGCTTAAAAGAGTTGCGACAAAAGTTTCAATGGTTGGTGCAATAGACGCTGTTAATAGAACATATACATATACGGCAACAAGCTCACTAATACCAGTAGACCCGTTTAGTGTAAAAGCAGTAGCTAAAGGAACGTCTTTCTTAGCAGAAGGTCTTGACGACGGCCTTGGAAATTTCTTTGGCCCTAATGTTGATCCGACAGGAACAAATTCTATAGATTATGCAAACGGTGTATTCACTATTAAATTTAAATCGGCGCCTCCATTATTAGCCACTATTGACTTAATATTTAATAAACAAAAAACAAGTTTAGATTTAGATTTAAGCGGTGGAACAGACGGTTCAGGTGTTATTACAGCAAGTCAGATTGCGGACACTTCGCTTGAAGCACAGAAAAAAGGTATTTTTGCATTAAACAACATACCTGATTATTTAATGGTTGTTGTTCCTGATTTTGCGGGGTTGGACGCTTCGGTAGATCAGAAGATTCTTACTTATGCCGAAACAAAAGGCAATAGATTCTTTATAGGTTCTACTCCGGCTGGATTAACTCCGACAGAAGCGCTAAATTACAGAAGGGCAACATTAAGAAGTTCTTCACAGTTCGGCGCCTTGTATTATCCGCAGATTAGAGTATTCGATTCGTTCGAACAAAGAACAAGAACTATTCCAGCTGTTGGGCATGTTGCAGGTATCTATGCAAGAGTAGACAGAAACAAATCTATAGGAAAAGCCCCAGCTGGTTTAGAAGATTCGTTATTTGCGAATATTTCCGGCACGGAAAGAATATTAACTAATGAAGACTTAGACTTGATTTCTTTAAACGGAGTTAATCCGATATTTAATCAAGTTGGATTTGGAAGTTATATATTCGGAGCCAGAACATTATCAAGCGATAAAGATTTTAGATATATAAATATCAGAAGACTTATGTCTTTTGCAAAGACTCGTTTTGAAATCGAATTAAGGTTCGCCTTGTTTGATCCAATCGGGCAGCCTTTATTCCAGAGAATAAGAGAAAGACTTACAGCCATTGCTTCTGAGTTCTTCCAGCAAGGAGTGCTTTCAGGGGCGACATTTAGAGACGCTGTAGAAATAGTAGTTGATGAATTAAATACAGCAGAGACAAAGAATGCAGGTATAGTTAAAGCGCGTGTTGGATTAGCAGTAACAAAACCGGCTGAATTTTTGTCTATAGAACTTTCTCTTAAGAGGAATACATAATTAATTTTATGCGTCTCGTAAAAACAAAAGAAAAAGAACAGCAAATAATTTCGCTTTATAAACAAGGTATAAGCGGGGTTAACATTGCTAAACAATTTGGCTTTTGTGCTGATATTGTATATGACATATTAAAAGAAAACGGTGTGCGGGCAAGGATAACCAGTACGGGGCGTTTTAAGCTTGCTGCAAACAAACGCGAACAAGTTAAAAATATGTATGTGCAAGGACATAATCTAACTAATATAGCGAAAGAGACAAAATTAGGTCTTAGTAGTATAGTTTGTATCTTGTCTAGTTATGGTATTTATAAACCACAAAACAAGAAACAAAACGTACTGGATTTTTCTGAGCGACAAAAAGTGTGTACATTATATGAAAAAGGATACACTATTCGTGAACTTGCAAAACAGTTTAATACTAGTTATGAACAAATAAGAAACATGTTAATTTCAAACGAAGTTGTTTTAAGAAAAAGTTTATATGGCGGAATTAGGCGGTCATATAAAAACATTAAATTCAGATCAACATTTGAAATAAAATTCGCTAAACTCTTGGATACGTACGGCATTCAATGGTTATACGAACCTATTCGTTTTAAGTTAGAGGGCAGGCGTTATTATAAGCCAGATTTTTATTTGTCGGAATACAATTTGTTTGTAGAAATAAAAGGATATCAAACAGAAAGTTTTACGAATAAGCTAAAAGATATAAAAGTTTTATATCCGAATATTCCGCTTATTGTAGTTAAGGACAACGAATTTGATAGATTAATTGATTGTTCTTCAAAATTAAATTTTATGGAGGCCTTATGGCAAGAGCTCAAATTACAGACTTCAAGTAAGAGGTCCCTCTCGTTGAGAGACGAGTCGAAAAACAAGGTGAACTCAGGGAAACCCGAAACAGATAATGCTGTGGGCAATCCTGATCCAAGCCGTAGAAATACGGAAGGAGCAGAGACTAAAATCCTAAAGTTCGAATAGTAATTCCTGTATAGGAGTGAAACATTATGAATAGAGCCAATAGGGGTATTATTTCTGCAATGGTTCTAGGCGACGGTAATTTAACAGGGAATACGCTCTCATTAGCACATAGCGTTGCTCAATTAGATTATCTCGAATGGAAAGTAAATCTTGTATCTAAATTAATTAATTTTGGTCCTGTACCAAAAATAAAAGAAAAAAAATATGTTTTTCCTAATAAAATATACTTTGGATACAGGGCGGATTTACGATGTAAGTATTTTAAATATTTTAGGCGATGGGCTTATCCTAACAATAGAAAAAGTCCTATTAAAATACTTAGGTTTATTAGAACCCCGCTGGATTTGGCTATATGGTTTATGGATGACGGTAGTGTTAATAAGGCAAAGAAAAAACACAAAGACGGAAGTGTATATTTTCTGAGGCCAACGGTAACCTTAGCTACACATTCATTTACAGAAGACGAAGCTAATCTAATTCTTCGCCATTTTAAAGATATGTTCAATATTTCTGGGTATATTAATTGGGAACGAAAAAGAAGCCGCCCAAATAATCCCAAATATCCTAGATTGTGGTTTAATGGCGAGGAATCCGAAAAACTATGGAGATTGATAAAACCATATATGCCAAGTATTAAGTCTATGTATATGAAATTTGGCTTTATTCATCAATGGTATTCTAAGAAAGATTTAGAATACAAAACATTAGGAATGGAGTAGGCTTATAGAGGAGTCTGTAAGTCGAAGCGCCTTGTACCCTATATTAGGGTAATGATATAGTCCGACACTGGCAGAAACGCCAGAAAACAGTTTGTCTTACATAATTTTAGGTACAATGTAGTTGAAGGAGATCCGAATCTTTTAGACAGATCTACAAAATTTTTAAGTATAGCGGCAGGTTTTACTTCGGTAAGCATTCCTGAAGTTTCAACTGATATAGCCGAATACAGAGACGGTCTTTCGCCGCTTACTAAAAAGTTTCCTACTTGGCCAACTTTCTCGGACGTTACTATAGAAAGAGGAGTTGTTCGGGGCGATAGTGAATTTTTCAATTGGATGGATGCAGCCGCAGGAACAAGTGGATATAGGGCAGATGTTCAGATTCAGCATATTCATAGAACTGGTTGGTTTTTAAACAGCCCAGCTAGGTTATATAGATTACTTGAAGCGTTTCCGATAACAATGAAAGTTTCAAGCGATTTGGCTGGCGATAGTGGAGACGTGGCGATTGCGTCAATGACTCTAAGTTTAGAAGGGTTAGAATTATCAGAGTTATAATTAGGTAAAAGTTTTAAGGCGTCTTAAACGGCGCCTTATTTTTTAATTTATGCAGTGCTTGATAAGCACAAAGGAGCAATATGGCAAATAGTTTAAACAGGACAGGAAATGTTCCACAAGATTCTGGTAAACCGGCTAATAATTCATTACAAAGAGTTGGGAAAGTAACTTCGATTAAAAGCTCTGTTCAGACAAATTCTTTAAATAAAACAGGAAAAACTGAAGGCAAATAAAAATGACAGATAATTTAAACAGAGTAACTGCAGTACCAATTCCCGAAGTTAAACCTATAAATAGTACGTTAGCTAAACGGAGCGACGTAGTTGCTTCGGCTAACAAACCAGCAGTAACGACTTTGCCGCTTGTTAATCCGCCCGTGAGAAATAATATTATTGCAACAGAAAGCAGGGTGCAATCTAATGTAAAAGCCATAGCAGCAGGCGTTAAAGCGTTTAACTTTAGCGCTAGTGTTGGAGACGCTGTAACTTTAGTTAAGAGTTCTATAGGAGCTACTGAAGCGTTATTGTCGAAAAAAGTGTTTGGTGCAGGGGCGGCTTTGGGTGGGGTTCATTTAGTATCTCCTCTTACAAGTTTATTTAATCAGGAATTAGTCGATTTAAAGCAAAAAGATAATCAACAAATAGGTAAACTAGGTAAAGCTGTAGGTATTAATTTAATATCAGAAACAGAAGCTTTAAATAAAGTTCCTAAAAAGTCTCAAGAGGAAGAAAGAGCGGCAGGCGGGCCCGTAGAAAAAGCGTCAAATACTGCTTTAAATAAAGTTCCTAAAAAGTCTCAAGAGGAAGAAAGAGCGGCAGGCGGGCCCGTAGAAAAAGCGTCAAATACTGCTTTAAATCAAATTAATAAGTTCTCTGGTTTTGTTACGCTTAATACTGGCCTAAGCGTTATAGGCCAATTAGAAATGCTGAGAAGGTATAAATTCCTTGTTATTGATTCGTCTCCCGATAATTTTACAGTTTTTGACGACAAGATTAAAGACGACGCAATAGTGGGGCTATTTGCGACCTGTGATTCACCTTCGTATGAATTTGGATTAGAGGTTATTAAAGAAGGAACATGGGAATTTCCTCGAAAAATAATGACGTCTGTAACTACAGGTAATCTTGTATTAAAAAAAGGCATGTTTAAAACACAAACTTCTTTATGGCGTTGGGTAACAAGCGCTATTAGGGGCGGAATTACACGACGAGATATAACTATTCATACTTTACTTAAACCGCCTATAGTTCAAGACAACGGTATAAATTTATCAGTAGCTAAATATACTTTATTTAATTGTATTCCTTCTGGTTATAATCATGAAGGTTGGGACGCTTTTTCTCCAGACGTACAATTATATAGTCTAGGTATTTCATATGAATATTTTGAAGAAGAAGCCGGAATAATGGTGGTTACCCCTAATAATATAGTTGAATCTGAGGTAGAATTGGTTTAGTAATTATGGAACATATATATTCAAAATCTGAATGGACTAAAGTTGTTAAAAGAAAATTCACTTTTAGCTGTATGGAATGCGGGGCTTCTGCTGATTTACAAGCTATGTATATTACGCCACCAAGTGC